TTTTGCTCGTAAAAGTCTTTGAATGTGATAGGTATCATTGTGTTTCCTCTATATGATTAATCCAGTAGTTCGCCCAGTCTCTTTTGTTAGCCATTGCAGCGTAAGCCGCATTAGATACTTGCACATCATAATCAGAATGGGTAATGCCCATAAGATTCTTCTGCTCAGTAGCGTAAAATCCTTCCCATAACTCTTGCGCTGAGTTGTAGTTATCTTGAAGCTCTTCTTGACTTACCGACTCAGGATTAGCTAACCATTTTTTAATTAGTTCAATATGTTTATTCATTCGCCTTGCTCCTTGCATTCTGTAAACGTGTGCAAATTCGGGTGTTTAAATGGCATTTTAGACCACCCTCCGCAAGTATGTCCCAGCCATATAAAATGATGTGGGTTACTACCTTCAATATTAATCATGTATAAATGACCTCTTGCATTTAATTTCTTTCTATAATGCGTTGCACCTTTTGGCGCATTGTCTAAAATCTTTTGGTTAGTCATCACTTTTGCTCCTTACCCTGAGTTAAATGAAGAGCATATAACTGAGCGTTGTGTTTTTTCTGAAGCTACGCCGAGAAGTTCTACTGTTACGTCACTTGGGTAAACAACCCAGTCACTCATGCTAAAGCTTACAGGTGTTTTTCTATCCAATCGGTCTGATTTAACCCCGTTAGGATGCATTACACGGGCTTTTTCCGCATCTGGTGCTGCTACGACTGCTGAGTCATAAGTGTCGTAGTCATTGTTTACTGACTGGCTTATTTTGTATAAATTCATTCGCCTTGCTCCTTTGGCGGCTTAGGTAATGGCATCCAGTGGGTTACACCGTTAAATAACATGCCCATAGGTTCGTCTAGGATTTTTCTTTTGTGAGGATATCCGACACTTACGTTACCACCGTAAAAGTCAACGATGACCATGGCGTGTTCTGCGCTAGGCATTTCATCCTCAACACTAATCCATTGATTCTCAAGCTCTGCAATCTTAGCTATGTCTGCTAGTGAGCGATGCCTTCCTGATGTATCTTCGTTTCTAAAAGTCAGGTAGTCATAACCATCCTCGCTATAATCATATTCTGTGTTTTCCATGCAATAACAGTTACCACCCATAACATGAGTCGCACCATCTGGCGCATTGTCTAAAATCTTTTGGTTAGTCATCACTCTTGCTCCTTTGGGCGCATTATTAATATATGCTCTTACAGGTTTTTCAATGTCAGAAATACTGACTTTGATTAACGGTACGCCATACGTGACACATTCTAAGATTGCAACAGACTCACCGAGAATGTTTTTAATTGCAACTACTTCAAATGTAGCGTTAAGCCCTGACACTGTACCTTTTAACTTTTTGCCTATTAATGCTTTCATTTTATTTCCTTGGGTTGTTTTGCTTCAGTGGGATTAATATATTACATACAAATTAAGCTGTAAAGCTTTTTTTAAATATTAATTTAGCCATATGTGAAACATCATCATAAAAAGCGGGTTGATCTTCTTTTACCATTTCCAAAGCTTGCGCCCTACCTGCTCTTGTCGCGTGACTTGCAACACAGTAAGCAAGATTGTACACAGACACTCTTAACCATGCTTGAACGTCACTGTGTGCGTCATTTGCAGACAGTTCACCCGCTAACACTTGCTCCAGTTGTTTGTTTATTTCTTCCATTGTTCTAGTGCCTCCAACGCCGCTTTGTAACCTAGGGCAACACATACAAAAGCGCCGTTGTTTTTACAGTTTTCAAGATATGCTATTTGGTTTGGTTGCCATGTTGACATTGTGTGATCTTGTCGTTTCAGTTCACAAACAAAAGTTGGGTTGCCGGGGATTATGATGTCACTAGCGCCTGCTGTCATGCCTTCGGCTTTTTGTTTTTGTGTCTGCTGTATTGAACGTTTACCCTCATTGCGTGGGTGGATTGCTATTGCACCTAGTTCTGGATATTCACGACGAAGCACATTAAAAAATGTTATTTGTTCGGATGACTCAGGTGGGCATTTTTTATTTCTATACGTTTTATCACCGTAAACTTTAAGCCAGCTGTTGAATTTCATCTTCGCCCCTGTTGTAGTCAAACACTCTATAAAATTTACTGGATCTGTCTTTTTCACTTGTTATCGTTTTTGGCATAATGCCCTCAAAGTCGTCTATTTTATCCATGAAAAGTTGCGGTGATTGAATGTAGTGGCCAAACACAGCACCACAAAATAACTCCCAAATTCGCATATTGCGTGAATTCTTACTAGGCGAATGCCAAACGGGGAACGTTGCAAACTCGGTCGTATAGTCAACACGCACAGATTCATTGCCTGCTTTGCTTGTCCATAATTGACAGCGCCATGCGATCACTTTATCGGTGCTGACTGTATACGGATCGGATTTCATGCGCTTAAAATCTAATATCAACTTTTCATTTGGATCAATTAATTCACCTTTGCACTTTTCACAATATCGGGCGGCAATATCATTTTTATGATCACATTCTAGGCACTGTTTAAACGACCATCTGTAATTGCATCGTTCGGCATTTCCTTTGATTAATTCTTGCCCGTAGCATCTGCGACCGTGATGCGCTGGCGTTGGTTTTTCATCAATCAGTATGTGATTACCTTCCAAATCTACAAAATAGCCGTTAGCGTCATGATCAAACCGCTCTGGGTTGTCTCTGCCCTTGAATGTATTCTTCACGCCGCAGTCTGGGCAATGTGCATCCATTTCAAAAGATTCTGAAGCTTTGTAACGTGCTTCAATTTTTGGGTTGAACACATCACCATCTGGACAATGTCGTTCGATATTACCAGCATAATCTAATACCAAACAATCTTCTTTACCTTGGCACAGTCGCAACCCGCGACCGATTATTTGTTGCATTAAACCAACCGAGTCGGTCGCTCTTAACAGTGCAACAACGTCAACATGCTCGGCATCAAAGCCCGTTGTTAATACTGAAACATTTACCAGGTATTTAAATTTATTAGCTTTGAACCCTTCAATTATTTCTTCACGTTCGGCTTTTGGTGTTTTGCCAGTTACTAGCCTGCTGTTAGCTGGCGGCAGGCTCTCCAGTGCTTCCTGAGCGTGTTGAATTGTCGCGCAGAATATCATCACACCATTTCTGTTTTGCGCTATGTCTACGACCTCAGAGATGATCATGCTAGTTTTGCGGCCTTGACCTTCAAACGCTTGTTCATATTCTGCGGCAGTGTGGTTGATGATGCCTGTTGTGTCGTAAACTTGCGCGTGAACGGGTTCGGCGTGTGGTTTTGTTAAGAATCCCATTTGAATTAATTCACTAGCCGTTATTTTGTAAACAAGCGTATTGAAATAAGGATCCTTTGTTTGGAAGTCTGGCAGTGGTTCACCTTGTTCATTGTATTGATAAATATAACCATCACCCAACCTGTACGGTGTCGCCGTAAGTCCTATCACACGTATTTTTTTATTCTTGGCTCGCATTTCTTCAATAATTTGTTTTACGGTTGGCGTGATGCCGTGAGCTTCATCTATGACTATTGCAGCAAAGTTATCACCAAACTTTTCTATTGAATTTAAAACGGTACGAGGTGAGCCAAACACAACATCATGAGTAAGCGACTTGGTAACACTAGCGCAGTAAATTGATGCTGGGTTGCCAGTTGATAAGTATTTTTTGTGGTTTTGCGTGATCAATTCTTTGGACGGAGCAAGACACAATACCTTTTTACCACTGTTTGTGTGGATCCATTCTGCTATCGCGGCAATGATATGACTCTTGCCCGCACCAGTTGCGGCTTCAATCAGACATGGTTCAAAGCATTTTTTTATGTATGTGATGGCGGCATCAAAAGCCGCTTGTTGATATGGGCGGAGCATTATTTAACTAACCAGTAATTAGTTGATTTGCCTCGATACGGTTCTAGGTCAGCACCCGGCAGAAGATCTTTGATTGCTTTGGCGTATGACACTGATCCCTTTTTTTCAACTGGCGATACTAGCAAGCCGCTAATGTTGCATTTATTACCGTCTGCTAATGCTATCAAATCATTTTTTGCAGTATCAACAGCTTGTTTGGCTAATTCTAAATGCGCTTTTGCGGTGTTGTATGCTGTCGCAAGTTTGTCAGCTTTTACGCTTTTAACGAGTGGCGCTAAATGTTTGTCAGGGCTTTTGCATTCAATTAAAAATTGATCATGAAACGCTTTTAACTTGGGTATATTCACGTCAAGCCAAAGTTGATCCAGTTCATATTCTTCAAGATTGTCAGCGTAAGGTGACCATTGATAAAAATAGCATTTTGTGCGCTGGCTGCAATACATCTCGATTTGTGTTTGTGCATAATAATGCGGTTGATCAAGTGCTGATTTAAAATCTGGATCAACATCGTGACGCTTTCCGAATGGGCATTTTATTTCTATTACTGCATCATCACTTATAAATCCATCAGGTGACGCGCCTAACCAATCGTGTTCAACATGTACAATAAATCCCACTTCTTCGACATTTAAACCAGTTGTCATTTCAAAATCTTTAGTAGCATTTGGCTCATTTGTCACGCCGTATTCTGTCGCAATGTTGCCTGTAAATTCAGACTCAGCACCAAAATAACTACGAACCATTGTTCGCATTGAATCGTCAGGTGTTGACCAAGGATTAACACCAAGTACAGCACCAACCATTGATCCTGTTATCCTGCCCTTTCTAGCGTTAAACCATTCAGTTGATCTTTGTTCCATTATCGTTCCTTAAAATTAGCGCCCGAAGGCGCTTTTGTTATTGTGCGTTTTTAAATGCCATGACCACATTAAAAAGCCTAGGGTCTCCACCCTTGTCAGTGTGGTATTTTGACATTGCAGCCTTGAAATGCTTTTTATCAGTACCACCAAGCAAAGCATTTATCAATAATTCCCCTGGTGAATCACACCAATCGTCTGCTATTTTTTCGAGGGCGTTTATAAAGTCATTAACGCAGTCGTTAACCTCTTGTGTTTTACTTTCGATTTTTGGGGATAGTAATTGCGATATTTCCTTTTTACTTTCTGCTCCTTTAGCATGCTCAATAAGATGCTTGTTATCTTCTTGCATAAGCTTATAGACATTAGTAAACCCAACCTTTTCACAATCAGCAAAAGAACCAAATTCAGCAAGTTGGCGGTATTGAAATAATGCTTTATCTGAGACCTTACATTTATCAGAAATGTAAGAACTAACCCAGTTTCCAAACTGTTCATTGTCAGCAAATTGCTTTCTAGCTTTGAGTAGCGACTCACCAACTGTATACTTTGCTTCGCGTCTATCTTCAGAGCTTGGCGCGTCAGTGTCTTTATATTCAGATACGTTTAACGCATCGAGTAAATCTTCTTTGATTTGATCGATTAATGACATGTTATACCACCTTGTTTTCAAGTCGTTTTGTTCTTCCAATCATTATTGCTTTCATAGCATCTAATAAAAATAAATCCAAATCCTGTTTTGTGAATTCCCTTCCGTGACCAAATTCTACATACTCAACATTCAACACCTTGTTAAGTCTTTTACTTAATCCTCCAACTGTGTTTGTTTGCTCGCTTGTACTGCTATCTTCAATTATTTGAAGCAGATGCCGTTGCTCTGGCGAACCGAACAGAACCAAATATTTATGTATTGACATTGTTGGGTTCAAAAGCATAACTTCGCCGCTTTTAGGTTCAAAAAATAACTTGTTCATCATAATAATATTCTCCAAAAAAAGGGCGCATATAGCGCCCAGTTAAATTAAAAGGGTATGTCGTCATCATCAATTTCAACGGCAGGTGGTGGAGTTGGCGCAACTTTTGACTTTAATGGGCTGACCGAGCTTATCCAGTTACCTGTCATTTCATCGCTGCCATCTTCGGGTTTGATCTTCCAAACCTGTAACAGCAAAGCCATTGGCTTATTTAGCAAGTGCTTTTGTAAATCAGAGTCGCTTGGTTCACCAGCAGTTTTTAACAATCCGCCGCCTGCGTTTACTGCAATAGCACCTAGCATTTTTTTGGCCTTCTCGCTTTTTGCCGGGTCATTTACTTTAATTTTCTGAAATATCTTACGATTTTTATAATCTGCTGGCGCTAAAACTGTCCAACGCAAACTTATGTATTCATCACCGTCGTAGCTATCCCACTTTGCTTCATCAATTGCAGCTTTGACCTGTGTTTTTGCTGGGATTGGCTCAATAGATCCGCCGCCTGTTTCAACTGTTCCTGTGCTTGCTAATGCTTCTGTTGTCCAAAATGACATAATTATTTACTCGCTTTTTTTGTAGGGTTTAATGATTTGATATATGGTAAGAATGGGTTAACGCCTTGCGCCACTTCCAAATCTTCTGATATTCCATAACGGTTTTTGCTAACTTGCGCCGCACCTGTGTAACAAACAGCAATACGGTTGCCAGTTGAAATGGCTTTTTTGCGGTCGCCGTCACCAGTTGTAAATGTTTCTAATTTTAGATATGCAACTAGATCAACATTATCAACATAGTGCGGAGTGCATTTTTTATGAAGTCGCAATTCGTAACGGCTATACGGGTCTTGATCAGGCAATTCAATTGTCGAAACATCGCTGTGAGCAATAAATGCAACATGCAAATTGCGTTTTTCATTCAAAGCCTTTGCAGCTTTTCTGACTCTGCCATGTAAAGCAGAAACAGCAAGATACCCAGCGCCATAACCGCCGTTTGCTTGCGCTAAACTTTTTGGCTGCTTTGGATCATTTGCTATAACGTATTCAGCAAACAAGGTTTCTAACTGTGTAATTGAATCAATAACAACTGTTTTATAGTCGTGTGGCTCAGTTATTAAAGCGGTTAGCTGTTCCCATAACTGATCAACTTTTGAGATGACTGGAAAGGCATCAGGGCGGTTTGCTTCTGGTACTGCTTGCAATCCATCTTCTATACGAATAAATATAGGTTTTGGAAATGTAGCACCAAGCGTGGTTTTTCCTGTTCCTGCGTCACCTGTAATGGTACAGATAACAGAACGGTCGGCGGGTTTACTAATAGTAGATAGTAATGACATTAATTTGTCCTCCTCTTTTCTTTCTACGCTGCCCATATTATATAGATAAATTTATATGTAAAGCTTTATTTAAAATAAATTTTAAAGTAGTATGCTGATAACTTAACTATATAGAGAACTAAAAAAATGAAATCGGCATCAGATATAAAACAGCAGCAAGCGGACGAACTAATGAAATTATTGGCGTGGATTGGTAGCAGAAAACGACTTGCTGATGAATGTGGCGTGACACCACAAGCGGTTTATGAGTGGGTCAAACGTGGGCGAATATCAGCTAAAGCAGCAACAACAGTACACTTTAAAACAGACGGTTATTTTAAACGCGAAGAATTGCGGCCAGATGTAGTTAAATGGGATGAAGAAATATAATGAAAACTGTTAGCGCAAGATTAGATATAGAAATATGGGTACATTGCCCAGAGTGCGATAACTTAATTAATATTTTAGATTCTAGGGATACGTCAAACCATGATCACAACGAAGAAGGTCAAGTTTTAACGCAAGCATGCCCTGACGGCTCATGGTATGACTCACATAAAGAGTTTGAAGTTACAGGCGTTAAATGTTCATTATGTGCCAATGAATTTAACGTTAAAGAATTGGAGTGGTAAATATAATGAACTTAAACAATACAACAACACCAGAGTCAGAGCAAGATTGCGCGCAAACTCCATGGTGGTTTATTGAATCGCTTGAGGATTATACCAACTTAAAAATACAGCTAGATGTATGTTGCGCAACTAATACCGCCAAAGCTAAAAATTTCTTAGCGCTTGAATTGGATTTAGACGGGTTAGAAACATCATGGCAAAAAGTAAATTATTGTAATCCTCCATATTCAGACATAACGCCGTGGATTGAAAAGGCACATGAGGAGTCAGTATTACTAAGCAACACAACACTAATGCTAATACCTGATAAACCAGAAGTCGGTTACACAAGGTTAGCGCGTCAATATGCCGACACTGTGATCCATATGCCGTTCAGATTGGGTTTTTTGCGCCCAGACGGTAGCGAATTTCTAGATAAAAACGGCAAAAAACAGGGTTCGAAGTTTCCCGTTTGTATCTACATTTTCACGCCGCAGGGTTTTGCGATGCCAATCCGCGACATTTATCACGATTTTAGAATAGGGTACAAACAATGAAACATATAGTTAGCTTTTCGGGCGGTAGAACTTCAGCTTATTTAGTTCACTTGATGGAGCAAAAGCGTAAAAATGAAGGTTTGGACGTTGAATATGTATTTATGGACACAGGCGCAGAACACCCTAAAACATATGATTTTGTTAGGGCATGTGTTGAGTATTTTAATATTGAATTGACGGTTTTGAAAGCGGTTATTAATCAGGAAATGGGCGTTGGTGTTAGCTACAAAATCATTCAGACTAGTGATATGGGGTGGGATTTATCATTATTTAAAGAAATGATTAAAAAGTATTCAACACCATGTTTAACAAGTCCATTTAGTAATGGTAGATTAAAAACAGAACCAATGATGAAGTATATTGCATCTAAAAACCTAACAGAATATAAGCAGTGGTTAGGTATGAGGATTGATGAAAAGCGCAGGTTAAAAGATAAGCCAAACATTAAATATTTGGCTGAAATTAGCCAAATGGAAAAAGAAGATATTATAGGTTGGTGGAAAGAAATGCCGTTTGATTTGGATCTTCCTGAGTGGTTAGGAAATTGTGTATTTTGCTATAAAAAATCAGTATCAAAAATTGCCTTAGCTATTAAGCAAGAGCCTGATTTATACAAGGAATGGAAAGAAATAATGATAGGGTTTGACGTTAGAGATATGTCAGATAAGCGCGGAGTTACATCAGATGTAATATATAGAGGTAACTTATCAATTGAAGGTATCGCAGAGATATATGCCGACAAATCAGAAGATGAAATAAAAGCAACATTAAGGCGAAGCAAACGACATGACTCAGGATGTGGATCTGAGTCTTGTGAGATTGATTTTGACCAAATAGACATGTTTAAGGAAATTAAATGAATCAAAATGATTATATAAAAGCAGGGCTGAAAATATTCGGCTTATACGGGTTTACGGGTGATCAATGTGATTGCCCAAACCCGCATTGTGATGCAGCAGGAAAACACCCGATTGCTTCAAACTGGCAACACACACCTGATTGGTCACAAGAGCAGTTGGAAACAATGGAAGAAATGGGGCAATTCGACAGCGGTTTTGGCGTGTTATGTACTGGTTATCTAGTTGTTGACGTTGATGCAAGGAATGAAGGTGTTGACGCTTTTATGGACTTATGCCGCGATTTAAAAATAGACTTATTATCAGAGGCAGGTTTTGCAGTTAAAACAGGTTCGGGTGGTGGTTCTATGCACCTGTATTTTAAAGTGCCAGAAAAAACAGCATTAGCTCAACACCATGATAATTACAAAGGCATTGATTTTAAATCATCAGGCTATGTTGTAGGCGCAGAATCAAAACATAAAAGCGGCGCATCATATGATTGCTTGCATGGCTCACCATCTGACATAAAAGAAGCACCAACTTCATTGCTTGAGTTGTTAGCTAAACCAGAATATCACCGCGCAGAATACAACGGCGTACAAATGGACGTGACAGACGACGACATTATAAATATGCTGAACTGTTACAAAAATGCTGATGTTGATTATGAGGAATGGATCAGATGTGGCATGGCAATCCATCACGCCACAAACGGTGACGGGTTCGGCATTTGGGATGAATGGAGCAAAGCAAGCGAGAAATACGATTTTACAATGATGCGCAAGCGCTGGCACTCGTTCGGCAAATCTGCAAACCCGGTAACACTTGGCAGTCTAATACATTACGCAGAGCAGAACGGCTATGTTCAATCTGTAGAATTTACCAGCGACCTGGTAGAAGAAGATCCAGTTGCCACCTTAGATACCCAAGGAATTGATTTAAAACGTCCACCAGGGTTTGTTGGTGAGCTTACAAAGTGGATCAACGGACAATGTTTATATCCACGCGAAAACCTTGCAGTAGCCGCAGCATTAACGGCAGTCGGTAACATTGCAGGTATGAGAACAAAAGACGCGCATGACGGCATGACAGCCAATATGTTTAGCTTTTGTATAGCTGGTAGCTCAACAGGCAAAGAAGCGGTGCAAAAAGCTTACAATCAAATCCTAAAAACAGCGGGTATTGCATCGGCTACACATGGCGCAATTAAATCAGAGCAGGAGATCATTAGAAACCTAACCAGACATCAGG